TCACGCCGTCCGGGCCTTGCCCACCAGCGCGAGCTGGCGCGTGGCGGGCCGCGCGGCGGGCGCCGCGGCGCCGGCCTCGCTTTCCAGCAAGGTAAACACCCCCACCGCCTCCGACAGGGCGCCGGCCTGCCGCTTCAGGCTCTCCGACGCCGCCGCCGCCTGTTCCACCAGCGCGGCGTTCTGCTGCGTCATCTCGTCGATCTGCGTGATGGCCTGGTTGACCTGCTCGATGCCGGCGCTCTGCTCCTGCGCCGCCAGCACGATCTCGGACATGATGGCCGTGATGCGCTCCACGCTGGTGACCACGTTGCCCATGGCCTTGCCGGCGTCGGCCGCCAGCGCGTTGCCGGCGTCGACCTTCTGCACGCTGTCGTTGATCAGGTCCTTGATCTCCTTGGCGGCGCTGGCGCTGCGCTGCGCCAGGTTGCGCACCTCGGAGGCCACCACCGCGAAGCCGCGCCCCTGTTCGCCGGCGCGCGCCGCCTCCACCGCCGCGTTCAGCGCCAGGATGTTGGTCTGGAAGGCGATGCCGTCGATGACGCTGATGATGTCGACGATCTTGCGCGAGCTGTCGTTGATGGCGCCCATGGTCTGCACCACCTGCGCCACCACCTTGCCGCCGTTGCTGGCCACGCTGCTGGCGCTGTTGACCAGTTGGTCCGCCTGGCGCGCGTTGTCGGCGCTCTGGCGCACGGTGGAGGTGATCTGCTCCATCGAGGCCGCCGTCTGCTCCAGGTTGGAGGCCTGCGCCTCGGTGCGGGCCGACAGGTCCGAATTGCCGCTGGCGATGTCGGTGGAGGCGTGGCCGATGGTGTCGATGCTGCCGCGCACGCTGCTGACGATGTCGACCAGGCTGTCGTTCATGGTCTTGAGCGCCGCCATCAGCTGCGCCGTTTCGCTTTTCCCGCCCGATTTGAAGCGCGCCGTCAGGTCGCCCTGCGCGATGCGCTGTGAAATCCGGACCGCCTCGGACAGCGGCTCGCTGACCGAGCGCGCGATCATGCGGGCGATCAGGCCGGCCAGCGCCAGCAGGCCCAGCATGGCGCCTATCATCGTCCAGCGCGTCGCGCGCAGGTCGCCCGCCCGATCGACGAGCATGGTTTCCAGCTCCTTGCTGGCGGCCTGGTTGACGCTGAATTGCGCGTCGATGGCCCGGGTGGTCTGGGCCACGTAATCGACCGACGAATAGTCCAGCGTTTCCGGGCGCACGATATGGTCGGTGGCGATCTGCATGACCTTGCTGGTCATGTCGTTCGCCTCCTGCCACTGCGCCTCGAGCCTGGCCTTGAGCGCGGGATGGGCGGCGGCGGCCTTGTGGAAGGCGGTGCCGGTCTGCAGCAGCCGGTCGTGCACGCGCGCCACGATGGCGGCCAGCACCTGGCGGTCCTCCATCGTCGCTTCCTTCTTCACCAGCAGGCCGGCGCCCTTGGCGCGCATCTTGCCGGTTTCCTCGGCCAGGTAGGGCAGCTGGTAATACATGGACTGGATCAACTGGTAGCTGGCCACCTCCGGGTCCAGGCTCAGGCCGAACAGGTCGCCCGTCAGGTCGTTGACCACCAGCAGCTTGGGCACCAGGGCCGTGTGGGCGGCGTAGCTTTCCGGCACGGTGATGCCGCCGCTGGCGACGCGCGCGCGCAGCGCCGCCCAGTCGCGCTTGGGACCCTCCCACGCCTGTTCGATGGCCTTGTCGTTGAAGCCGCGCACCAGCGCATCCATTTTCTCGTAGGCCTGGTCGGCCTCGCGCTGCTTGGCGTCGCGCTTGTCCTTCGCCTCGGCCACGCCGCCCAGCACCAGGGCCGACAGGCCGCGGTGCTGCTGGGTGTACTGGATGACCTGGAGGATGGTGGCGGTCGGCGCCAGCCCCGCGATTTCCGTTTGCGCCGCCACCAGCGATTTATTGGCCTCGCGCAGATACAGGGCGGTGGGGATGCTGGCGAGCGCCAGCCCGATCACGCTGAGGATGATGAACTTCTGCCATAGCAACAGCCTGTCGAGCATCGAATGGATGTCCACGATGTATCCCCTTAAACGTTTATATGATTATTTTTTATGGGTCCAGCTGTTTAAATTGATTCTAGGCTTATTTCCCCGGGAATACGAGCGGGGTGTTGTATTGTCGCTAGGCAATATGCCGGCCGGCTCAAATCCGGTCGCTTTCCTTGCGCACCACGCGGCCGATGATGATGCAGTCGTTGCCGCGGCAGACCTTGCGGTGGTATTTGCGCTGGTCCGGATTGTCCGACGTGAGCCACCACTGGCCGGCGTCGCGCGACATGCGCTTGACCACCGGCTCGCCCTCGTAGTTGACGGCGAACACGGCGCCGTCCACCGGCTTGTTGTCGGCGGTGTTGATGATGACCAGGTCGTCCTCGTACAGCGAGGGCTCCATGCTCTCGCCGCGCACCTTCACGCCGATCAGCCGCTCGGGTATGTAGCCGTTGCGGTCGGCCCAGTGGCGCGGCACGCTGACGGTGCTGCCGTCGTAGGTTTCCGGTTCCACCGCGAAGCCGCTGATGCCGGCCGACAGGCGCAGCCTGACCTTCTGGATCTGGTAAAAGCGCGTGTCGTCCTCCGGCGCGACCACCACTTGCGAGAACGACGCGGGCGCCGCCGCCGCCGCGCCGCGCTCGCGCTGGCCGATGCCCTCGTGCAGCCACTCGAAGGTGACGTTGCAGGCGCTCGCCAGTTGCACCAGCGTGTGCGCCTCCGGCCCCTTCTTGCCGACACCGTTGAGGATGCGATTGATGGTGGGTTGCGGCACGCCGGAGGCGCGCGCGAGCGCGCTCTGCGATTCGAAACCCGCTGCTTTCATGGCTGAGTCCAGCCGGCTAGAGATGTCCATACACGTACTATACATCCTCGTATAGGACAAGGCAACTATTATCCATTCGGGTATTGATGATCTATTCATTCTCGTATATATTGTTCTTTATGGCAAGCACTTATCAGGAGGACAAGGGGATGACTATGGCTATGGATATCGTAAGCAAGGATGTAAACCAGGACGCGATTTTCACCAGCGCGGGACAGGCGGTGCACGTCGCCTACATGATCACGGGGCAGGACGCGCCGCAGGACGCGCCGCTGCGCAAGATGCTGATACGGATGCTGGAAAGCGCGCCGCACACCGGCAGCGAGCAGCGGGAGTGGCTGGAGCAGTTGCGCGGCGCGCCGTCGCGCCGCGTCAACTTCGCGGGACTGAGCCCGCTGGAGGTGCGCGCCCAGTGCGCGCTGATCGTACTGGCGGTGCGGAGCAAGCTGCCGTGCACGGAGATGTGGGCGCTGCAGGCGCGCTACGGCCACACCGACATGGAGGACGAGGACGGCGAGCGCCGCTTCGCCTTCTCGGCCGAGCGCATCGCCGCCATCAAGGGACTGTCCGACTGGCTGGCGCCGTCGTTCCCGGCGGTGCGGCCCTTCGCCGTGGACTGCATGATCGGCAAGCTGTACGCGAACCACAAGAAGATGGAGATCAGCTTCCGCGAACTAGCGGGCAATTTCGGCGGCAACCATATGACGTACGCGCGCGCCTATGAAAAAATGCGCGGCCGCCTGCGCGAACTGGAGCAACTGGCGCTGGACCGCCTGGAGCCCTATCTGCGCGAGCAGGGCGTGGTCGGCGACTTTTTTTGAGGAATGTTGAAAATAGTGCTTGACGGACTTGTTACAGCGCATATATGATTCAGTCATCATCGCAGTAATTGCATCAAAAGCTCGCCTAGGCGGGCTTTTTTATTGACCCCGCCCGGTTTCGCCGCGCGGGGTTTTTTTTCGTCTCAGGAGTCCGCCGACGTGACCGACAAACTACACAACCTGGAACAGCTGCACGAGGCGATGCGCGCCGGCCTCGCCGCCAAGCTGCCCGACGTGCCCACCGTGGCGCATCATCCGGCGGAGGGCGCCGCGCCGGCGCTGCCCGCCATCCTCATCGAACTGGCGCGGCTGGAACCCGGTCGCGACCCCGGCAGCGGCCAGGCCGGGCTGCGCGGCCGCTTCGAGGCCCGCATCGTGGCCGACGCGGCGGCGCCCGGCGCCGGCGCGCTGGTGCGCGAACTGGCGGCCCGGCTGGCGCTGGCGATCAAGGACGAGAACTGGGGCGTGCCGGCCGGCATGGCGCAATTCGCGCAGGCCGCGCCGGACACGTTGGTCGAGGCCGGCCGGGTGGCCTGGCGGCTGGAATGGACCCAGGAATTCGAGCTGGGCGAACCGGCCTGGCCCTATCCGGACAGCGGCGGCGCCGCGCTGATGCTGGGCCTGGACCCGGACACGGGGCCAGGCCACGAGGCGCGCTACTGGCAGGCCGGCGCCGAGCCGGCCGCCGCGGCTTGAAGGGGGCGGGTATGGACTATCCCATAGCGGAACTGGACCGCCGCCTGGCCGCGCTGATACAGGCGGGCGTGGTGGCCGAGGTCGACCACGCCTCCGCGCGCTGCCGCGTGCGGGTGGGCGAGTGGGTGTCGGCGCTGCTGCCCTGGCTCAGCCTGGGCGCCGGCGAGGCGCGCCACTGGCGCCCGCCGTCGGTGGGCGAGCAGGCCTTGCTGGTCTCGCCGTCCGGCGAACCGGCCGCCGGCTTCGTGCTGCCGGGCTTCTACGCCGCGGGCCACGGCCAGGCCGGCGACCGGCGCGCCAAGGCCGTGGCCTGGCGCATGCCGGACGGCTGCCTGCTGGAGTACGACTGGGAGGCCGGCGCGCTGAGGGCCACGGGCTGCGAGACGGTCAGCGTGGAGGCCAGCGGCGAGATCACGCTCAAATGCGCGTCGCTGCTGGTGGACGCGCCGCGGGTCAGCTTCAAGGGCGATGTCAGCATCGCAGGTAACGTCAAGGCCGGCGGCGACGTCGACGCCGCCGGCGCCGTCATGGATGGCGGCGGCAACAGCAACCACCACGTGCATTAACAACGCTTCATCCCCAACCAAGGCCCGCCCGCGCGGGCCTTTTTCATTTCAAGGAGAAAAACATGGCGAAAGCCGCACCCAAAACCCCCATCGTGTTCCGCGACACCGCGTTCAAGAGCCGCGGCATCGTGCTGGCCGACGGCACCATGCACCGCGTGGTGCAAGGCCACATCACCGCCGCCAGTCCCGAACTGATCGCCCACCTGGACCGCCACGCCGAATTCGAGCGCGTGCCGGTCGTGCGCGCGGCGGCCTGACCATGGCCATCGCCGGCATGGACAGGCAAACCGGCCAGCCCCTGGGCGGCGTGGCCCACCTGCTGCAGAGCGTGCGCGACATCCTGACCACGCCGCAGGGCAGCCGCCGCGAGCGGCCCGAGTACGGTTCGGACCTGCCGCGCATGGTGGACCTGCCGCTGACGCCGGGCTGGAAGTCCTCGGTGCAGGCCGAGGTGGCGCGCGCGCTGGGCCGCTGGGAGCCGCGCCTGGAACTGCGCTCGGTGACGGTGGAGTCGGTGATCGACGGCAGCGTCACGCTGAAGCTGCGCGGCGAGTTCCTCGGCACCGCCATGATTATGGAAGTGAACACATGAGCATCATCGACCTCACACAACTGCCTCCGCCCGACGTGGTGGAGGCGCTCGATTTCGAGCGCATCTACCAGGACATGCTGTCCGGCTTCCGCGCCTCCATGGGCGAGGGCTGGAACGCGGCCCTGGAGTCGGACCCGGTGGTCAAGCTGCTGCAGCTGGCCGCCTACCGCGAACTGCAGGTGCGGGCCCGCGTCAACGACGCGGCGCGCGCCAACCTGATCGCCTTCGCCGAGGGCGGCGACCTGGATCACGCGGCGGCCTTTTACAACGTTGAACGGCTGCGCGACGAGGCCGGCCAGGAAGAGGACGACGAGCGCCTGCGCCTGCGCACGCAGCTGCGGGTGGCCGCGCTGGCGGCCAACGGCACGCCGGAACAGTACCGCCACGTGGCGCTGTCGGCCAGCCTGGAAGTGCGCGACGCGGGCATCATGCCCTCGCCGCCGGGCAGCGTGGCGCTGGCGGTGTGGCCGCAATCGGGCGCCGACGCCGGCGCCGTGCTGGCCGACGTGCGGCGCGCCTTCGCGGCGGACGACGCCAAGCCGCTGGGCGTGCCGCTGTCCGTGGCGCTGGCGCTGCCGCGGGCGGTGGACGTGACAGCCACCGTGTACCGCGAAAGCACGGCGCCGCCGGACCTGGTGGCGCGACTGCGGGAGGCGCTGCCGCCGCAGATCGCCGCGCACGCCAGGCTGGGGCGCGACGTGCCGGCGTCCTGGATCTCCAGCCGCCTGCACGCGCAGGGCGTGTCGCGCGTGCAGCTCGACAGCGGCGGCGTCGCGGTGGCGCCGAACGAGTACGCGGCGGCCGGCGCGATCCAGGTGCTGGACGGGGGTGTCGCATGGTAGCGGCGGCGCTGGACGACGCGCCGGCGGACGCGGCGCGCCTGCTGCCATCGAACGGCACGCCGCTGGAGCGCGCGCTGGCGCGCGCCGCGTCGCGCGCCGCGCTCGACACGCTGGCCGACGCGCCGGCCGGCCTGCGCCACACCCGTCCGGCGGGCGTCGCGCCCTGGCAGGCGGCCGAGTGGCGGCTGGCCGAGTTCGCGCGCTATTTCGGCGGCACGGAGGAGCTGATCGCGCAGGGCCTGCCCTGGCTGCGGCAGCGCGGCAGCGCGGCGTCCGTCAAGCGGGCCTTGTCGTGGATAGGCTTCGACGCCGCCGTCGGCGAGGACGACCCCCATCTGCAGCTCGACCCCGGCGCGGCGGACGCCCCCGCGCGGCTGGCCGACATCCGCCACCTGGCGGAGGCCTCGCTGCCGGCGCACGTGCGGCTGTACCGGCTGTACCACGGCTACGACCTGCGGCGCGCCCGGTTGTCCGGCGCGACGGCGATGGACGCGGCCATGCTGTCCGACGATTCGGGCGTGTGGCGGGACGGCGTCAAGCTGTCCTTCGGCAGCGTGCACCGGGCCGGCGTGGACGCGGCGGCGGGCCGGCGCATCGCGCTGGGCCGCACCGACGGCCGGCTGGACCGCCTCTACATCGAGGACCAGTCGCGCCTGTCGGTGTCGCCGTACGACGTGGCGCCGGTGCTGAACCACCGCATCCTGGCGGGCCAGCTGATCACGGTCAGCAATCCGCGCCCGCTGGAGAACCCGGATTCGATCTCGCGGCGGCGCAACATCCGGCGCGCCAACATCGCGCTGTCCGACAGCGACGAGATCGGCGCCATCAACGCCGTGTTCCAGCGCGACTACTGGCACCAGCCGCCGGAGGTCATGCGCCTGTCGGCCGCGCCCCTGTCCGCCTACGACGGCCGCATCGAGCGGCGCCCGGTGGACGAGATCAGCACGCTGTACGCGGGCGCGCTGTCGTTCTCCGACGTGGGCGGCGCGCTGGCCTCGTTCGCGGTGGTGGAGGTGCGCTCGATCGGCGCGGTTCCGACCAACCAGCCGACGGCGCAGCCGCGGGTGGGCGTGGAGTTCGTGCGGCCGTCGCTGAGCCGCTTCGGCGCGGTACTGAATCCGGCCCCCGCCATGTGGGCCTTCGAAGGCGCCGGCCCCTGGTCGCAGGACGCGGCCACCGGCTGGGAAGAAGCAACACCGTGGGGCTCCGGCCTGCGGCAAACATGAACCTGATTTTTCACAAGGAGTTTTGAATGGCGATATTGACTTCCTCGGGTCGCGCGGCCGTCGCCGCGTCGATCAAGGCCATGCCCCTGCACCTGGCGTGGGGCGCGGGCCTGCCCTCGTGGGACGCGACCCCCGAACCCGAACCGGTGCTGGCCACCGCGCTGCAAAGCGAAATCGGCCGCCGCGAACTGACGCAGGCGCTGTTCTGCGTGCCGGACGCGAACGGCGAGGTGATCGTGCCGACCGGCCGCTTCTCGATCAGCAACGAGCCGACCAACAACCTGTACCTGCGCTTCAACTTCGACTTCGCCGACGCGGCCTCGTCGGACATCCGCGAGGTGGGCGTGTTCGTCGGCACCGTCGTCAAGAGCGGCCTGCCGCCGGGCCAGAAGTACTTCACGCTGGCCGAGCTGCAGCAGCACGGCCAGCTGCTGGCGCTGGAGCGCCTGCCCAAGTTCAGCCGCAACGCGGCGGTGCGGCAGACGTTCGAATTCGTGATCACGTTCTAAGGGAAAACCATGGCTGAAAATCTGTTACACCATTACGACCGCCACGACCCGGCGCGCAACTACGAGAAGCACCTGTTCCGCGCCGGCTACGTGCTGCAATCGGCGGAGCTGAACGAGATCCAGAGCGCCTCGCTGCAGCGCCTGAAGACCGTGGCCGACGCGCTGTTCAAGGACGGCGACATCATCCGCGACGCGCAGATCAACGTGAACCAGGCCACCGGCGTCACCAAGTGCGGCGCCGGCGCGGTCTACCTGCGCGGCGCGGTGCGCGGCGTGGCGGCCAGCCAGGTCGCCATCCCGGTGGACAAGACCGTCTCCATCGGCATCTACCTGGTGGAGCGCGTGGTCACCGAGCTGCAGGACCCGGCGCTGCGCGACCCGGCCTCCGAGGTGCGCAACTACCAGGAGCCGGGCGCCGGCCGCCTGGAGGTGTCGACCGCGTGGGGCTGGCAGGCGGCGGGCCAGACCGACGGCAAGGTGGGCGAGTTCTATCCGGTGTACGCGGCCGACATGGGCGTGCTGCGCTCGAAGTCCACGCCGCCGCAGCTCGATTCGCTGTCGCAGGCCATCGCCCGCTACGACCGCGATTCCACCGGCGGCGACTACGTCGTCAACGGCCTGAAGGTGACCATGCTGCCGGACCTGAACGGCGTGCAGCAGTACAGCGCCGACGCCGGCTCGGCGCGCGTGAACGGCTTCGCGGTCGAGATCCCGGCCTCGCGCCGGCTGCCGTACAGCGCCGCGCCGGACATCAAGTTCATCGATTCCGAACCGTGGCTGTCGACCACCATCGGCGCGCAGCGCGTCACCTTCGACCGCACGCCGGTGCAGAACATCACGCAGGTGCGCGTCACGGCCGAGAAAAGCGCCGAGATCGTGCACGGTTCCTTCCTCGGCTCGCAGGACGCGCTGCCGAACAGCTCCATCGTCGAGATCGTGGAGGTGAAGCAGGGCGGCACCACCTACGCGCAAGGCGTGGACTACAAGCTGACCGGCCAGAAGATCGACTGGAGCCTGGACGGCGCCGAACCGTCCATCGGCTCGACCTACACCGTCAAGTTCCGCCACATCGCCTCGGTCTCGCCGACGGCGGTGGACGAAACCGGCTACACGGTGACCGGCGCCGTGGTGGGCACGCTGATACAGACCTCGTACAACGTCAAGTTGCCGCGGGTGGACCGCCTGTGCCTGACGCAGGAGGGCGTGTTCGAATGGGTGCGCGGCACCTCGACCGACTTCGATCCCGTGCCGCCGCCGGTGCCCAACCAGTTCCTGCCGCTGGCGCTGGTGCGCCAGACCTGGTCGTCCGACCGCGGCCTGCAGAACGACGGCCTGCGCGTGGTGCCGATGAAGGACCTGGAGGAGATCAATTCCCGGCTGGACCTGATCACCGACATGATCGCCCAGCAGCGCCTGACATCGGACGCCAACGCCCGCGACGGCGCGGCCAAGAAGGGCATGTTCGTCGATCCCTTCCTGAACGACAACCTGCGCGACGCGGGCATCGCGCAGACGGCCGCCATCGTGCGCGGCGAGTTGATGCTGCCGATCTCCGCCACCTTCCTCCGTCCAAGCGCGGACGTGACCGCGCCGCTGGTGTTGAACGGCGCCCCGACCACGGTGTTCCAGCAGGGCGCGATGACGGGCTCGATGCTGATCAATCCATACCAGGCGTTCGAACCGATTCCCGCCACCGTGCGCCTCGATCCGCCGGCGGACCGCTTCACCGTGACCAACACCTCCTGGACCAGCGCCGCGACCGAAGTGATGTTCACCGGCGGCGGCCTGCTAACGCAGACGCTGGTCAACACGACGACGCAGGTGGTGTCGAGCAGCACGCGGGCGCTGGAATACCTGCGGCCGATCGAGGTCGCCTTCCAGATCGACGGCATGGCGGCCGGCGAGACGCTGACATCGTTCACCTTCGACGGCGTGACCGTCACCCCAGTCGCAGTTTAATCCGGAGCAGACATGGCGTTAATCGCAAACAACCAAGGCCGCATCAACGGCAAATTCACCATCCCGGCCAATGTGCCGGCCGGCCGCAAGGAAGTGGCCATCGGCGGCTCGCAGGGCAACCGGGGCACGGCCATGTTCGTGGGCGAGGGCAGCGTCACCGAGCAAGTGCTGCGCTCCTTCACCACGATCAACTTCAACCGCTACGACCCGCTGGCGCAGAGCTTCTCGCTGCTGCAGGCCGAGCAGGTGAAAGCCATCGACCTGTTCATCGTCGCCAAGGGCGTCAAGCCGGTGCGCGTGCAGATACGCGAGACCGCGTTCGGCGTGCCGACTCAGACGGTGCTGAGCGAGGCGGTGCTGATCGCCTCGGCCATCAGCGCCGGCGCGTGGAACCGCTTCGAGTTCCCGTCGCCGGTCAGCCTGTCGCCCAACGTGGAGTACGCGATGGTGGTGCTGAGCGAGGAGGCCACGCCGGCGCTGGGCATCGCGGAACTGGGCAAGTACGATTCCGCCGCCGCGCGCTGGGTCACCAGCCAGCCCTACCAGGTCGGCGTGCTGCTGTCGTCGTCCAACGCGTCGACGTGGACGCCCCACCAAGACCGCGACATGGCCTTCCGCATCGTCGGCCAGCGCTATTCGGAGTCCAGCCGCAAGGTGGACCTGGGCGTCATCAACGTCGGCAACGTGACCGAGTTCCGCCTGCAGGGCCTGATCGAGGCGCCGGTGGCCGGCGCGACCGGCGACTATGAACTGGAGTTCCCCGACGGCCGCGTGGTCAGGCTGGGCAATGGCCAGATCGTGTCGCTGGCGTCGCCGGTGACAGGCGTGGTCAAGGTGCGCGCCGCGGTCTCCGCCACCGCCGCGCATTCGGCCGTGCTGCACCCCGGCACCTTCGTCGCCGCCGGCAATATCGCCAGCTCGGCCGAGTACGTGACCCGCGCCATCGACGCCGACGCGCTGGGAGCCGACGTGCGGGTGGTGTTCGACGCCATCATCCCGTCCGGCGCCACCGTCAAGGCCTACCACAAGGGGCTGGACGCGGGCGACAACTGGGTCGAGATGGCGCTGGCCGGCACGCCCAAACCGCTGGACGACAAGCTGTATGAATTCAGCTTCGCCAGCAACGACGTGATGGAGGCGCGCCTGCGCATCAAGCTGGTGCTGACCGGCTCCCCGGCCGCGCGGCCGCGCGTGCGCAACCTGCGGGTCACTGTGCTTTAACCTGGACCAGACATGATCGATCAAAAAACCCCCCATCAGAGCTATCCGCTGCCGCACGCGGATAACGCGCTGGGCTTCGACGTGGCCCGCGTGCGGGACGCCGTCGCGGCCATCGATGGCGACGTGTTCCTGGCGACGTCGATCGCCACCGCCGCCAAGCAACTGGTCGATGGCGTGATCGCGAACACGGTGGCCGCCGCGCAGCCGGGCAAGGTGCTCAAGCTCGACGCCAACGCCGCGTTGCCGGCCAACGTGACCGGCAACGCAGGCTCGGCGTCCAGGCTGGAGACCGCCCGCACCATCGGGCTGTCCGGCGACGCCAGCGGCCAGGCCGGTTTCGACGGCACGGGCAACATCACCATCCCGGTGACCATCGCCGACGACAGCCACCTGCACGCCTTCGGCAACCTGACCGGCAAGCCGGCCACGCTGCTGGGCTACGGCATCGTCGACGCCTACACCAAGACCGAGGTGGACAACCTGGTCACGGGCCTGGACATGAAGGAATCGGTGCGCGCGGCGACCACCGGCAACATCACCCTGTCCGGCCTGCAGACGGTGGACGGCGTGGCGCTGGCGGCGGGCGACCGCGTGCTGGTGAAGCAGCAGTCCACCGCCGCGCAGAACGGCATCTACCGCGCCGCCGCCGGCGCCTGGACCCGCGCCACCGACGCCGACAGCAACGCCAAGGTCACCTCGGGCATGTATGTGTTCGTCGAGGACGGCACGGCCAACGCCAGCGCGGGCTGGGTGCTCGCCACGCGCAACCCGATCGCGCTGGGCACCACCGCGCTGTCCTTCGTGCAGTTCAATGGCCTGGGCCAGGTGGGCGCGGGCACGGGGCTGGCCAAGGCCGGCAACACCATGAGCCTGGCCAACACGGCGGTGACGCCGGCCGCCTACGGCTCCGGCACGCAGACGCCGACCTTCAGCGTGGACGCGCAAGGCCGGCTGACCGCGGCCGGCGCCGTGACCACGGCGCCCAGCTGGATCAACGTGGCCGACAAGCCCGCCACGCTGGGCGGCTACGGCATCACCGACGCGGCGGCGGCGGGCCACAGCCACGCGCTGGCCATCGGCGACGGCACGATACAGAAGCTGACGGTGGCGACCAACGAGCGGCTGGACCTGGTGGCCGGCTCCAATGTCTCGCTGTCGTACAACGACGCGGGCAACGCCATCACGATCTCCACCAGCGGCCAATTGTCGGGCAACGTGGAAACCGCGACGCGCCTGCAATCGTCGCGCACCATCTCGCTGTCCGGCGACGCCACCGGGCAGGTGGACTTCGACGGCGCGGGCAATGTGACGCTGCCGGTGACAGTCGCCAACGACAGCCACACGCACGCGTTCACCAACCTGACCGGCAGGCCCAGCACGCTGCTGGGCTACGGCATCGGCGACGCCTACACCAAGACCGAGGTGGACAACCTCGTCACGGGTCTGGACATGAAGGCCTCGGTGCGCGTTGCCAGCACGGGTAACCTGGCGTTGACTGGCCTGCAGACGGTTGATGGCGTTGCGCTGGTCGCCGGCGACCGCGTGCTGGTGAAGGACCAGGCCACCGCGTCGCAGAACGGCATCTACGCGGCCTCCGCCTCCGCGTGGACGCGGGCCGCGGACGCCGACGTCAACGCCGAGGTCACGTCGGGCATGTACGTGTTCGTCGAGGACGGCACGGTCAACGCCAACGCAGGCTGGGTGCTGTCCACCAAGGGCGCCATCGCGGTCGGCACGACGGCGCTGGCCTTCGTCCAGTTCAACGGCCTGGGGCAGGCCAACGCCGGCACGGGGCTGGTCAAGTCGGGCAACACGCTCGGCATGGCCAACACGGCGGTCGCCCCGGCGGCGTATGGCTCGGCGACCTCGACGCCGACCTTCACGGTCGATGCGCAGGGCCGGTTGACCGCGGCCGGCGCGGTGACGCCGACGCCGTCGTGGAACAACCTGCTCGACCGGCCCACGCTGCTGTCGCAAACGAGCATCGGCGACGTCTACACCAAGACCGAGGTGGACAACCTTGTCACGGGCCTGGAGATGAAGGCGTCGGTGCGCGCCGCCACCACGGCCAACATCGCGCTGACCGGCGCGCAGACCGTGGACGGCGTGGCGCTGGTGGCGAACGACCGCGTGCTGGTCAAGGACCAGGGCACCGCGTCGCAGAACGGCATCTACGTCGTGGCGGGCGGCGCCTGGGCGCGCGCGGCGGACGCCAACAGCAACAACGAGCTGGGTTCGGGCAGCTACGTGTTTGTGGAGGAGGGCGCGGTCAACGACAACTCCGGCTGGGTGCTGGCGACGAACGGCCCCATCGCGCTGGGCACGACGGCGCTGAGCTTCGTCCAGTTCAACGGGCTGGGACAGGTGACGGCGGGCACGGGCCTGCAAAAGTCCGGCAACACCATCGGCCTGGCCAACACCGGCGTCGGCGCGGGCCAGTACGGCGGCGCCACGGTCGCGCCGGTGATCACCGTGGACGCGCAAGGCCGCGTGACGGCGATGTCGACGGCGACCATCGCGCCGCCATGGTCGGCGATCACCGGCAAGCCCACGCTGCTGGGCGACTACGGCATCACGGACGCGCAGCCCAAGTCCGCCGAGCTGACGGCCGAATCCGGCTTGGCCGCGACGGGCCTGATCGCCCGCACGGCCGCCGGCCAACGCGCCGCCCGCGCGCTGACGGCCGGCACCGGCATCACGGTGGCCAACGGCGACGGCGTGGCCGGCAATCCGTCGGTCACGCTGGCCAATACGACGGTGGCGGCGGGCGCATATGGCAACGCGACATCGGCCGCGACCTTCACGGTGGATGCGCAGGGTCGCCTGACAGCTGCAAGCAGTACGCTGATCACACCGGCCTGGGGTTCGGTCCAAGGCAAGCCTACAACGCTGGGAGGCTACAGCATCACCGATGCGCAGCCGTTAAATGCCAACTTGACCGCAGTGTCGGGAGTGGCCGCCAACGGTATGATGGCTCGGACTGGCGGCACGACGGCGGCTGCTCGCACGCTGACGGCCAGTACTGGAATCACTGTCAGTAATGGCGACGGCGTGGCCGGCAACCCCATCATCGGGTTGACGAATACCTCCGTGCCAGCCGGATCTTATGGTTCCGCGACTGCTGTTGCCGCGTTCACTGTCGACGCGCAGGGACGGCTCACCGCCGCTTCCAGTGTCCCGATTACAGCGCCTAGTTGGGCGGCTATCAATTCTAAGCCGACAACGCTGGCTGGCTTTGGGATTACAGATGCGTTACCCGCTTCGTCAGGCTCGACGTACGCGAGCTTGGCAGGTGCGGCCTTTACAGGACTGGTAACACTGTCGGCTGATCCAACGAGTAATCTACATGCGGCAACGAAGCAATATGTCGACAAGGCGTCATCTAACGGAAGTGTCAACACTCAAACAATAGGCTCCGCTCTGGTATTAAACGGAAGCGCGGCAAGGTTGCAAAGGCTGACACCTAACTCCACCGGTTTGGATGTTTTGTTGCCTGATGCCACATCGATCAGCTCAGGCCACAGCATTTATAAGATCAAGAACTTAGGTGCGCCCGCATTGGGTTGTTGCGATCAGTCCGGAGCGCCAATCGGCTACTTGCGGAGTGGTGATGATGTTGTGTTTGATCTGATCGCGAATACGACTTCGGCAGGTGTGTGGGAGGCTAACTCAGGTGCGCCACTCGATGTTGCCGATGCTGTTAGTTCGATAGGGGGAGGCGGCAGCAATGGTGGGGGACATGAAAGACTTCAAAGCATCGCCTTGACGTCAAGCCTTGGATTGGTTGTGTATGTCAACAGTACAGGAAATACATGCGTGGTCGCGGTAGATATGCAAAATGGAACCCTCGGAGTGCCGCTTGCCATAAACGGCGACGGAACTTCGATAAGTCAAGACTGTGGATTGTTTTATTTGAATTCCACGCAAGCGCTGCTTATCTATAATCAAAAGCGAATGGTGGTTCTTACAGTTTCCGGCTTGTCAGTAACGTCTGGGATATCCGTGAATTTAAATTCGTCATACGGGCTTTTTTACGCATCTCCGATAGGCGGGTCCAGTGCAAATATAGTAAGGCTATCATCATCTACGTTCTTAACGGTGGGAGGCTGGGGAGGGCGGCCCACCGTTACTTGCATAAGTATTTCAGGTTCTGCAATTTCGCAGTCAACAACGGACATCCCTTATGTCAGCGAAATATGGTACGGGTCTTATGCATGGGCGCCATTAAGTTCATCGACAGCGGTACTGTCGATGATGACAGCTACTGGTAACAGCTCTCCCTATTCAAGCCTTGCATGTGTAATTACCGTTACCGGAGGTGTGCCGGCATATGGAGGAACATATTTTAATACGCCCGCGAATACGCAAAGTTATCCGGATGTGCTCATTCCATATAGTAGTACAAAAGTGTTGCAGGTTTGTGCACCGTCCAACTCCAATACGTATGCTAGGGTGTTAACAATATCCGGAACGGCCATCACGTCGGGTGGAGATGTGTTGATTCGATCGGATGGCGACGGAAGCGGGGCTTCCGGTTCTATAATTCCGAGCGCGACATACAATTCTGGGGTGTGGAGCTCATTACGATATTACTCGGCGTTTCCGATTGGAGGTACTTACTTCGCATCGATAACAAAGAGCGGCTATTTGGATTTATTGAATGTTAATTTTTCCACTGGTGCAATTGCTGTATCCACCATCGCTTTGCCTGCAGATAAATACCTCTTGATGGACTCGGGAATTATTTTTGCTATGAAGTACAACAGCGGCGTGCTTTCGGCAACCAGGTACCAGTTGAACGCATCAGGGGCGACGGCCTTGGGAACAATTTCTGTGGCCGCACGAGATGCAAGTTTTTTTGCATATAGCGTAGGAAAATACTACGTCTATGCGGTTGGGGCATCCCCATCTGGAACGAACGTTTCATATACGTTCTTGTTCTCGGAGAATTCATTGAAGGGAAGCGCGCGATATAGGCTAGGGCAGGTAGCGACGACATTGAGATCAGCCACCGAATATCCTTTGCAGTTCCCAGTGGGGGGCAGAATTTTTGCAACTCAATCGACAAACAGCGGAGTGGTATCGATTTCCCGTCTATTGTGACTGAATGCTTCAATATTGACTTGTCATGTGGGCGGCAGCAGACCTTGCTTGACCATTTTTTTTGCCAACCCGCCCCGTGCGGGTTTTTTCATTTTTAGGAGATACACAATGCCAGCAGCATCCTTCTTTCACGGCGTAACCGTCACCCTGGTCGACACCGGCCCGCGTTCCATCGCCACGCCATCGAGCTCGGTCATCGGCCTGGTGGACAGCTACACCCCCGGCGCCGGCCTGGCCGCCGCCAACACGCCTGTGAAGATCACCTCGCTGCGAGAGGCGGCAGCCGCCTTCGGCGCCGACAGCGCCATCTACAAATCCCTGCGCGCCATCTACGCCCGCACCAGCGCCGTGGTGGCCGCCATCGGCGTGGCCAAGGCGGCGGACGCGGCGGCGCAGGCCACGGCCGTCGTCGGCGGCGTCACCGCCCAGGGCGCCCGCACCGGCCTGCAGGCGCTGCTGGACGCCAAGTCCACGCTGGGCCTGCATCCGCGCCTGCTGGCCGCGCCCGGCCACTCGGCCACGCTGGCCGTGGCCGCCGAGATGGACGCCATCGCCGGCAAGCTGCGCGCGGTCGCCATCGTGGACGGCCCCAACACCACCGACGACGCGGCCATCGCCCACGCGCTCAACTTCGGCAGCAAGCGCCTGTACATGGTGGACCCCGGCGTCAAGGTGTGGGACGCGGCCGCCGGCGCGGCGGTCGACGCCCCGGCCTCGGCCGCCGCCGCCGGCCTGTTCGCCTGGACCGACGCCGAATACGGCTTCTGGGTCTCGCCATCCAACAAGGAGATGGCGGGCGTGGTCGGCACCAGGCGTCCGGTCGAGTTCCTGGACGGCGACGCGACCTGCCGAGCCAACCTGCTGAACCAGGCCAACATCGCCACCATCATCCGCGACGGCGGCTTCCGCCTGTGGGGCAACCGCACGCTGTCGGCCGATCCGAAGTGGGCCTTCGTGACCCGCGTGCGCACCACCGACATGGTGATGGACGCCATCCTGTACGCCCACAAGTGGGCGGTGGACCGCGGCATCACCAAGACCTATGTGAAGGACGTGACCGAGGGCCTGAACGCCTTCATGCGCGACCTGCGCAACGCCGGCTGCATCATCAACTTCGAGGTGTACCCGGACCCGGACCTGAACTCGGCCAGCCAGCTGGAGCAGGGCAAGGTGTACTGGAACATCCGCTTCACCGACGTGCCGCCGGCCGAGAACCCGAACTTCCGCGTCGAGGTGACCAACCAGTGGGTCACCGAGGTGCTGGATTCCGCAAACTGATCGACCATCCCCAACCAACACAAGGACCACAACATGATTCCCCAGACTCTCTACAACTTCAACCTGTTCGTCGACGGCTCCAGCTACGCGGGCGTGGTCACCCAACTGACCCTGCCCAAGCTGAAGGTCAAGACCGAGGATTACCGCGCCGGCGGCATGGACGCCCCGGTCAAGATGGACATGGGCCTGGAGGCGATGGACGCGGCCTTCTCGATGAGCGGCGTGGCCAAGGACGTGCTGAAGTACTTCGGCGTGGCCGACGGCACCGGCTTCAAGGGCACCTTCCGCGGCGCGTTCAAGGACCAGAAGGGCGCCGTGGTGGCGGCCGTGGCGACCTTCAACGGCATGCTGCAGGAGGTGGACATGGGCGACTGGAAAACCGGCGAGAAGGGCGAGACCAAGTACACCGTCAACTGCGGCTATTACAAGCTGGAGGTGGACGGCGCGGCCGTGATCGAGATCGATCCGGTGGCCGGCATCCGCGTCGTGAACGGCGAGGACCAGCTGGCGGGGGTGCGCGCGGCGGTCGGCATGTAAGCCCGGCCCTTCCCGTATGACCACGCGCCCGGCCATCGCGCCGGGCGTTTTCACTTTTTGCGAGAGAACACATGGATAAAAACACCGTACCCGCCTGGCTGCGTCCAGGCACCGACGCCATCACCGTCACGCTGTCGCGCGCGGAGGCCTTCAACGGCGTGAAGACCAACCAGCTGGTGCTGCGCGCGCCCACCGTGCGCGACATGCGCGGCGCGCAGAAGCTGCATCCGGACGACGTGGAGGAGCGCGAGCTGGCGCTGTTCGCGAGCCTGGCGCAGGTGGCGCCGGCGGACCTGGAACAGCTCAAGCTGACCGATTACAACCGCCTGCAGGACGCCTATTTTCGCCTGGTTTCCGATGCTGCGACTGAGTCCGCGGCAGGTGCGCGGCCTGGCCACGCGGCTGGCGCGTGAGTACGGATTCCAGCCGTCCGAGATCGATCGCATGACGCTGGACGACATGCTGTGGTGGCTGGATGACCAGGCCAAGGAAGGAGGTGCTTGATGGCGAACGAAGAGCGGGACGGCGAAGCCCTGGAGCGGGGCAAGGCCCTGGGCGACGCGGGCAAGAGCGTCGGCGCGGCGCTGATGAAGACGGTGGGCGCGTCGGCCGAATATCAATCCATCCTGCGCGACATCGCGAAGCCGGCGGGGCCGGAAGACAAGGTGGATGAAAAGAAGGTCGCCACGCGGTTGGCGGACATGTCCGCCGAAAACGGCATGGACGCGGTGGTGCTGGGCAAGGCGGTCCGGCGGATGATGGACGACGGCGTCGAGCGGCAGGCGGCGCTGGCGGCGGCGCCGGTGCTGGCCCGCTTCTCGGTGGGCCAGGGCGCCGACGCCGACGACAGCGCGAAGCTGGTGAGCGCCCTGAGCCGGAAAGCGGGCATCCCGGTGGAGCGGATGGAGGCCGCGCTGGGCAGCGTGGCCAAGTTCGGCAACGACAACAACATCAGCCGCGCCGACATGGCCAAGGTGCTGCCGGGCATGTTGCGCGATCTGGAAAGCCTGGGCATCACCGGCATGGACGCGGTGCACCAGGCCAACGCGGTGCTGAAGGCGCAGTTGGGCGACAGCGCCGATCCGAAGGAGATCGCCAAGCACTTCCATGCGCAGGCGGTGAAGCTGCGCGGCAACGGCAGCGAGGCGGACATCGCCAAGGGGGCGGCCACCGTCAGGAAGCTCGTGCCGGTGGGGCTGGTCGAGCAAGCCGAGCCGGACTACCTCGAGCGGGACGTGCGGCATGAGCGGGACAAGTCCGAAACGAAATGGAGCGAGGCGGGCCGGGCGGGACAGGGCGTGTCGATCGCCATCGGCGACGCCTTGCGTCCGGCCAGCGATTTCGCCGCCGAGCAGCTGACCGCGCTGGGCAACGGCGCGGCCTCGCTCGCGAGGGCGTTTCCGGCGGCGGTGGTGGCGCTCACTGGCGCGCTGGCGGTGGGCGCGACGGTGGCCGCCGCGAGGACGCTGCCCAAGGCCGGCAAGGCCGCATGGAATACCGCCAAGACTTATCTGCTGGGGAAGGGCGGCGAGCCGGGCGCGGCGCCGGAGGCGGGAAGCGACGCGCCGGCGGGCGGTGTGCAGCGTGTGTTCGTCACCAACTGGCGCGATGAGGGACAGCATGACGGGCCCGGCGGAACCGGCGACGGCGCCGGTGAGCGACGCGGACGCGGCAGGCGCGGCGGACCAGGCGGACCAGGCGGACGAGGCGGACGAGGCGGCAGGAGCGGGAACGGGAACGGGAACGGGAACGGGAACGGCGGGAGTGGCGGGAGTGGCGGAAGCGGAGGAAGCGGAGGAAGCGGCGGGCCCGGGCGCGGTGGCGGTCCCGCGGCCGGGCAGGGCGGCGCGGGCAGGCCGGGCTTGCTGCGCCGCGGCTGGTCGGCGATCCGCGATTCCGGCGCCGTCGGCCGGGTGGCGTCGGTGGGCAGGGCGGTCGCGCCAGCGGCGCTCGGCCTGGCGCGGACAGCGGCCGGGATAGGCCTGGCTTATCAGGGCCTGAGTCTCATCAAGGCGCTGGCCGGCGGTACGCCGACGGAGCGGATGCGTGAATTCGGCGGTCTGCTGGCCGCGGGGGCCGGAGCCGCCGTCGGGCGGGTCGGCGGGGCGCTGGCCGTGCGCGCCGTTGGTGGCGCGCTCGCGGCGCGCGTCGTTGGCGGCGGCTTGGGGGCGCTGCTCGGGCCCGCCGGCATGTACGCGGGGATGACCGCCGCCCATTTCCTCTGGGCGAAGTATGGGGACACGGCGGTCGAATGGTTCAACAAGCCCCGCCCGCAAGTCCAGGCGGCCACGCCCGCCCCGGTCCCGGCGGGGTTCGGCAAGGCGCCCAACGCCTTTCAGAATCTGGCCGCGCAACATGGCGCGGCGGCCGGAAGCGGCGTCCCCGGTCTGCTGCCCGGCCTGCTGACGGCGGCGCCACCCGCGTTGACGCCGTTGCTGTCATCGCAGCCGGTGGCGTGGGCGCCGGCCGTTGCGGCAGTCAGCTTTTCCACGACGCGGCGTCCGGCCCATGCGCCTTTGTCGACAACGCCGGACAACGCCGCGGAGCTGACGGCCGCCGCCGATGCCGCGGCGCGCGGCGCGACGGCCGGCACGGCGGCAGCTGTGGCCGCGGCGGCGAAGGCGGCAACGGCGACAACGGCGGCGGCGGCTACCGCGGCTGCGGCCGTGGCGCCGCCGGGCGTCGCCGCGAGCGCGCGGCGCGCCGGCCCGGGGGCACCGGCGCCCGCGCCGGTTCCCCAGCAATTCAATTTCAAACCCAACGTGATGATCACCGTGCAGGGCGACGCGCGCGATCCGCTCGGGATCGCCAACGAACTAATGCCGCACCTGCGGCTGCTGTTCGAGCAATTCCAGGCGCAGCAGCGGCGCGACGCCATGCACGATCCAGTAACGAGTTTAGGAGGTTCTTGATGAGCATCACTTCATGGATCAGCCAAGCCACCGGCGAGGTGGCCCGCGCCGCCGAGCGCGTGAACAAGGCGGAGTCGGAACTGGCGCGGCGCGTCGAACGCCAGGCGGTCAAGCTCACGACGGCGGCGGACCAGGCCGTCGGCCATATCGAAAACGCGGCCAGGCTGGTGGCTTCCGCCGCCGGAACGGTGACCCGCGCGCTGCCTTTGCTGGAGGGCGACGTGGTGCGCCGCGGCATCGGCGTGATCGGCGCCGCCGCCGGCAAGCTGGCGGCCAGCCGCATCGAGGCGGTGCGGGGCGCGGCGGCCACGCTGCGGGGCGCCGTCGCCGGCCTGGAGCAAAAGGTGGGCGCGCTGGGCGGCGTGGGCGCGGCGGCGCAGGCGCCGCCCGTCGTGCCGTCGTCCACGCTCAAGACGGCGCCCACGGCGGCCGACACACCGGCCGCGGCGGCCGCCATGAAGCACCTGCTGGTGCTGTGCGCGGACGACGGCGCGCGCTACCACTTCGGCCTGTCGTCGTCGGCGTTCGACTCCTTGCGGCGGCAATCGACCTTCGGCATCGAAGGCGTGCCGCGGCTGGGCAGGCGGGACGCGACGCAGGCGGTGGGCCAGGGCTCGGAATCGCTGTCGCTGTCCGGCACGGTGTTCGTGTCGAAACTGGCGGCGCGGGAGGCGGCCGCGACGGGCCCGTACGCGGACCTGGAGCAGGACGTCGCCGAGCTGGACAAACTGCGCCGGATCGGCCTGGCCCTGCGGCCGCTGCTGCTGACCACCGGCTATGGTGACGTGCTGGGCCGCTGGTACATGGGCGCGCTGACCGAGGAGCAGGGCGGCCTGCGCGCGGGCGGCCACGCGAGGAAGCAAACCTTTACTTTGGAGTTCAAACGCTATGGCGATGATTATCAGAAGCGCTGACGGCGACGTGCTGGACAGCCTGTGCCACGCGCACTACGGCCGGCTGGCGGGGACGGTGGAGGCGGTGTACGCGGCCAATCCCGGCCTGGCGGCCAGGCCGCAGCCGTTCGCGGCGGGCGTGGTGATACGCCTGCCGGACCTGGTCCCGCCGCGCGCCGACGTGGTGCGCCTATGGACTTGAGGAGCGGACATGCGCGCTGAATTCCAGGTGCTGGCCGACGGCAGCGACATCTCGCCGCTGCTGCGAGACCGGCTGATCAGCATCCAGATCACCGACAAACCCGGCCTGGCGGCCGACACTTGCGAGATCCGCATCGACGACCGCGACGGCAAGGTGGCGGTGCCGCCCAAGGGCGCCAGCCTGCGGGTGTCGCTGGGCTGGGCCGGCCGCGGCCTGTCGGCCATGGGCACCTTCAAGATCGACGAGGTCACGCTGGAGAGTTCGCCGATGACGCTGACGCTGCACGGCCGGAGCGCGGACTTGCGCAAGGGCGCCAAGTCGCAGCGCAGCGAGGGCTACGAGGCCACCACGCTGGCGGCCATCGTCGGGCAGGTGGCGCGGCGCCAGGGCTGGAAGCCGGAGTGCCGGGTGGAGGCCGCGGTGCCGCGCGCTGACCAGATCAACGAGAGCGATCTGCATTTCATCACGCGGATGGCGCTCGCCCACGGCGCGACGGCGGCGGTGAAGGCGGGCCGGCTGCTGGTGCTGCCGCGCGGCGGCGGCAAGTCCGCCGGCGGCGCGGCCCTGCCGGTGACCACCCTGATGCCCTACATGCTGTCGCACTACCGCTTCACCTTCGCGGACCGGGCCAGCGTGGGGGCGGTGAAAACCGTGTCGCACGACGCCGCCACCGGCCGGCAGGCGGTGGCCGTGGCGGGCAACGCCGGCGGCGCGGCCGATGGCGCCGTGCTGATCGAGCGCCATGTGTGCGGCAGCCCGCAGGCCGCGCAGGCGTCGGCCTCGGCGCGGCTGGCGGCGCTGAACCGGGCCACGGCCAGCGGCGTGCTGACCATGTCCGGCCGCGCCGACATCGGCGCGGAGTGCAGGCTGGCGCTGGAAGACTTCAAGGCCGAGCTGAACGGCGTGTACCTGGTGGAGTCGGTGACCCACATCCACGACGGCAAGTCGTGGCGGATGCAGGTGGCCGTCAACGCCGACAACGGCGGCAAGACCGGCGCCGCGACAGGGAAAGGAAAGGAGGGACCCGCGCTGGTGGCCTGAAAACCGGGCCCGCGCAACGCCGCCCCCGGGCGGCATTCTTTTTTGAAAGGAGAGCATATGACAGAACCCGCAAGCTCGACCGCGTCGATCGCCATCGCCGCCGGCACCATCACGCTGAGCGGTTCCGTGTTCGGCGTGCAGTACGACGCGCTGCTGGCCGGCTTTTTCGGCGGCCTGGTGTCGTTGGCCTACCTGCCGGCCATGTCGGCGCTGAAGGTCGCCAGCACGGTGGCCGGCTCGGCGCTGGTGGCCGGCTTCTTCGCGCCCGTCATCGCGGCCACTGCGCTGCACTATTTCCCCTGGCTGCTCAGCGTGGGCGACTTCATGCGCCTGGCCGGCGGCGCCGCACTGGGCATCGCGTCCCAGGTGCTGATCCCCGCCGCGCTGAAACGCCTGCGCGGCTTTATCACCAAACAAGGAGACATCCCATGATACTTTCCCTGCTTTCCATGCTGGGCGGCGGCCTGCTGCGCCTGCTGCCCGAGCTGTTCACCATCCTCGGCAAGAAAACCGATTACGCGCACGAACTGGCGATGCTGGACCGCCAGTGCCAGCTGGAGCGGACGCGCGCGGCCGGCCGCCAGGCGCTGGCGGAATACCAGGGCGGCGTGGCCGAGACGCTGGCGCTGCTGGACGCGCAGCAGTCCGCGCTGCGCGGCCAGATGCGCCCGCTGGGCATGCGCTGGGTGGACGCGCTGAACTTCCTGGTGCGCCCGCTGGCCACGTATTACGTGCTGGCGCTGTACGGCCTGGCCAAGCTGGCGATGTACATGACGGCGACCGCTGCCGGCATTTCCGGCTGGGACGCGATCCTGCGCATCTACGACGCGGAGGACCGCGCCATCCTGTCCGGCATCCTGGCGTTCTGGTTCGTCGGCCGCGTGTTCGACCGGCGCAAATGACGATGGCGGAGAACGATCATCCGGAGGCGCTGCTGGCCGCGCTGGCGCTGATACGCCGTTTCGAGGGCTGCCGCCTGCGCGCCTACCAGGACGTGGCGGGCGTCTGGACCATAGGCTGGGGCGAGACGCTGGACGTGCGCCCCGGCATGGTGTGGACGCGGGGCGAGGCCGATGCGCGATTGCTGGCGCGCGTGGCCGAGTTCATGCTGGCGGTGCTGCGGCGCTGTCCGGCGCTGCACCTGGAGCCGCCGCCGCGGCTGGCCGCGTGCACGTCGCTGGCGTACAACATCGGCGTCGGCGCGTTCGGGGCCAGCTCGGTTTGCCGCCGGCTCATGAACGGCGACGGCGCCGGCGCGGCCGACGGTTTCCTGCTGTGGAACAAGGCTGGCGGGCGCGTGGTGGCGGGACTGGCCCGCAGGCGCGAGGCGGAACGCGCGCTGTATCTGTCTTGCGACGACGCGCACATTGTTTAAGCTGGATCAAGGCGGACTGTGCGACGTTGCGCAATGCCATCGCTATACTGCAAAGATCGCGCGGCGTTTTCACGGCCGCCGTTCTTGGGAGAACCGTCATGCGCCCGCATCCCGTCAATGCGTGCATCTGGGAGCGCCTGCAAAAGCTCAGGGGCCTGGAACAGCGCCTGGTCGCCATCGGCCTGCCCGGTTTCCTGGCGCGCGTGCCCTACTGGCTGTTTTCCCTTCAGTACTGTTACGAGATGGAAGCGAAAATCGCCCGCATCCGCCGCATTTCCCACCGCATCCGCAGCTGGCACGATTCGATGCAGACCCTGTGCACGCGCGAGGGCGCCGAGCTGGAACTGATCGACATCGGCCTGGGCATGCGCGACGACATCGAATCCACCAAGCGCACGCTGGCCGACCTGCGCGAGATCTGCATGGATGTGACGCGGCTGTTCGGCGGCGTCGGCTACAGTTCGCGCCGGCTGTTGCGCATGGAGGACGATTTCGTCGGGCTGCTGTCGCAGTCCTACGAGACGGCCAACGCCCTGCAGAGTTTGCTGGCCGACCACGACCGGAAGGCGCTGGCCATGCTGCGCCAGCAGCACGACGCGGCCGCCGCGCAGGAACGCGCTTAA